TTCCGAGTCCTTGTGTCGCGTAAGATCCTTGATTTATTTGTACCGCACTGTTAGTAACTGAACCGGTTGAAGACGCCTGTGGATTTGCAATTACTGTAGTCCCGTCATTCGTCTGAGCAAAGACAGGACTACAGGTCAAAAACACTACTGAGAGAACACACTTAACGACGTGGTCGTAGATTCGGTTTCGATCGTGCGCTCGATGTCTTGGGTTTCGATTACACCAGCTGATCGAGTAACGATTTCCAGTTGCCAGTTTGTGGCTCCTGAGTTCATGGTGTAAGTCGTCCCCGTTGCGCCGATAGCTGCACTGGGGGTCACATTGTGACCTGTGATGCTGCTGTAAGCTCCGCCGTACTTCTCGATCTCGATGGTCTCGGTAATCGTCTGCTCGGTGGTTGTCGTACTGTTCATCGAGCCCTGGGTAAAACCAGGTGCTGTTTGTGCAAAAGCCCCTAAGGGACTCAAAAGGCTTAAAAAAGTAAGCCATAAGATTGTTTTCACGGCTTGGTTTTTGGTGGAGTATTCTCTTCTACTTTAGGCTCTTTTTGTTTCTTAATAGTGTCAGAAGCACGACTCAAACCGTACCCAGCGAGCGATCCAGAAAAAATCGAGGCCACGAATGTAGGGTCCATCTTTTGAAAATAACCCATATACGAAAGTGTCAGTAATGCAGCACTCCAGCCCAGCACTGACACTTTCACAATCTCAGTCAGCCATTCGTAAGAACGCTTACTTTCTTCTTCAGCCATCGCTGAGAGTTTTAAGTTCGTCCTTTAAACTATAAGAGTATATAGGGATTTGTAAGTGGCAGAAACTGCGAAGAAAAAACACCCTGAAAAATGGGCTCGAGCTAAAGCTAAGGCTCGCAAGAAAATGGGAGGACACTCTGCACGCGCCATGCAGTTAGCGACCAAATACTATAAGGAGATGGGCGGTAAGTACGAGGGTAAAAAATCAAGTAAAAATAAACTCTCAAAGTGGTCAAAAGAGGATTGGCAGACAAGAGAGGAATACGAGAAAAAGAAAAAATGACCCCAAAGAAGCAGGAGCGTAAGCTGATAAAAATCGCCAGGAAGGCTCAAGAATGCCTTACTCGCGAAGAGGCACAGAAACTCCTTCGTAAAGCACGTAAAATATTTAAAAAGCTAGATGACCGTGGAACACCCGGAAAGTGAAAAAGATCGGGTTACTGGTCTCAAAGGTGAGTTGCTGCTCGAGAAAAAAATCA